ATCAACCGACAACAGCCAATGATCGACTCTAGCCAGCCCGTCACCGAATCCCGCGTCGAGAGCGCCATCGACTCCGCGTTCATCGAGACCGAAAAGATGGGCCGCAAGACCCTCGTGATGTGTGCCCGCCTGCCGAACGGGTTCGAGGTCGTGACGCGCGCCTCGTGCGTCGACCCCGACGACTACGACGAGGGGATTGCGGAGGAGATTTGCCGCGAGCGGCTGAAGGAGAAGGTGTTCGAGGTGCTTGGCTTTCAGCAGCATCCGCCGCTCTGACGAACAGGGTCATCTTCCGTCATTCCCGTACAACGAGTAGTCATGGAAATGTTCAAGCGTGCATCCGTCGTGAGTGCGTCAATGGCCGACGACATGACCGCGGTTGAGTGTAAGTCAACAGAGCGAGGCGATCACGTGGTTGTGGTGGAGACGACCGAGTCCCGATGTTTTCTTCATCTGCGGCGCGGCATGGAGGCGTCCGAGGTGGCCGATGGGCTCCGACAGCTTGCCCGCACCATCGAGATGGGTGAGCGGTAACGAACAGAGGTGCCGGCAGTGGATACGTGTGTAGGAATTCCTTCTTCACAACTGCGTTGGGTTATGTTTCTGCTCGCGGTTCTCTTCCCTCTTCTCGCTGGGATTGGATTTTTGATTCGTCGATGGGCCGGGCGGCAACACTGGCTCGTCGGCATCGGGTTTTTCTTTGTGGTGTACCCGCCTGCCCTCTTCGGCACGGCCGTCGTGCTCGTCGAGCTAGGCGCGTCGGCCGCCCCGCTTCAGGCGCCCGTGGTCCCCGCCCTTTTGGGGACAATCGGCGGGGCGCTGTACGTGAGCGGGCCGGAGCGGTGGCTCGTCGGACTTTCAAGCTCCCCAGACGCCTAAATGGCCCTCCCTGCCAAACTCAAAAACAACTCGGTGCCCGCCGACCTTTCGGAGTCGGAGCTGGCCGACCTGTGGGAGAGCCGTACGGACCTGCAACAGCAGTGGCTTCTCGAATACCTCGACAACGGCTTCAACGCGACGCAGGCCGCAAAGGACGCCGGCTACCAGTGCTCCAGCGAGGCCTCGTTTCGGCAGCAAGGCAGCGAAAACCTCAACCACCCCGCGCTCCGGAAGCTGCGCAACGCCTTTATGAAGCGTCACATGGGCGCGGACGAGGCCCTGTCCCGCCTCGCAGAGATCGCGCGGTCGGACATGCAGGACTTTATCGGCGTGGATGGGGACGGAAAGGTGTTCTTCGACTTTCAGAAGGCGAAGGAGCGGGGCAAGTTGCACCTCCTGAAGAAGCTGAAGATGAAGCAGACGGAGGACCCGGAGACGGGCGAGGTGGAGACGAAGGTCGAGTTCGAGATTTACGACAAGCGGAAGGCGCTGAACGACATCCTCGACGCCCTCGGCGTGGGGGAGGACGAGGACGGCCCCGAGACGCTCCAGCAATTCAACACGCAAATCAACCAGTATTTTCAGGGGGAGGGCGACACTCCTTTTGACGACGTCGACAATCAACTTTCTGAATGAGCATCGACGCCACCGACTACATCCGGGAAAGCCGCGAGCGGCGGGCGGTCCTGCGGGAGGAGTACGACCCGCTGCGCGGCATCGGCTCGCCCCTGGACCGGGTTCCGCTCCGGCTGGGGCCGGACCTCGGCGTGGTGCACCTGCCAGAGTCGATGGAGGAGCACGCCGCCGTCCGGGCCGTGCGGAAAGCGGGCGGGGCCAAGCAGTACGCCGAGCAGCGCGGCATTGCTCACGAGCAGGTCCTTACGGGCCTCCGTATGATCCGGCGGAAGCACGACTTTGAGTGGTGGTGCGCCGCCGTTGCCCGCATTGAGGACAAGAAAGGCAACGTCGTCCCGTTCGTGCTCAACAGGCCACAACGACGCTACGTGGCGCACCTGGAGGAACAGCGACTCGCAGGCGTCCCGGTGCGGGCCATCGTCCTAAAACACCGCCAGTGGGGCGCCACGACGCTGTCCTACACGTACCTCGCGTGGCACCAAATCGAGCGACAGACCCGCCAAGACGCGTGGTTCGTGGGGCTAGACACCGACGGCGCCCGCGACGTGCTGGCCCGGTACGACCTCATTCGGGAGCGCTACCCGCTGGGCGACCTCACGATTCGGCCGTATGCCGGCATGCGCAACACGCGGGTCCTAGAAGAGCGCAACTGCACCCTGTCGGTCGGGACCGTCCAGCGCCCCATGGAGAGCATGCTCGTCGACGAGCCCGGCACCGTGTCGATCATCGAAAGCACGATGCAAGGGGAGACCGGCACATTTTTCAAGGAACTCTGCGAGCGAGCCCGGCAGGGGGAGAGCGCGTACAACTTCCTGTTCATGAGCGTCTTCGACGACCCGCAATACTGGCTGAAGCCCGGCGAGGGGCGCCCGCTGGAGAGCTATGCGCCGTCGGACGTGGAGCGGTTTGTGGGCGGATGGGACGAGGACCTGCGCCGCTACTGGAAGCAGGGCGCAACGCTGGAGCAGCTCAACTGGTACGCCGTCCAGCGGACGAAACCCGGATACATCGTCGAGCCTTGGCGCTTGAAGGAAGAGTTTCCCGTCACGGTGGGCGAGGCGTTCCAGGTGGGGCAGAGGCACGTCTTCCCGCAGCCCTACCGCGATGCGGCTCGCGCCTCGTGCAAGGAGCCGGCAAAGCAGGGGCGCCTCTACGGCAGCGCCCAGACGGGCGCCGAGGCGCTGGAGGACATCACCTTCGAGGCCGACCCGCGCGGCGAGCTGAAGGTCTGGCGCGAGCCGGGCGACGACTTTGGCGGCCTGTTGGACCCGTGGCTGGAGGAGGCGCGCAGGCAGGGCGGGCGCATCGTAAATCGGTACTGCGCGTTTTCCGACGTGGGGCCGGGGCAGTCCGCAGACGCCGACTATTCGGTGACGACGATCCTAGATCGTGCCCCGCTCTTGTTCGGCGGGTGGCCGGAAGTGGTGGCCGAGTGGCGCGGGCACGAGGACCCAGACCTGTACGCGTGGCGCGCCGCGCGCCTGTGCGCGTGGTACAACAATGCGTATTGGGGCATCGAGGTGAACAGCTACGAGACGGAGAAGGAGATGGACGAGCGATCCCCCGACTACGGCCTCACGGTCGTCGACGAGGTAAAGCACGTCTGCAACCTCTTCCACCGGCGCGTCTGGGACAAGGACGAGGGGGAATACACGAAAAAAGCGGGCTGGTACACGACGAAGAAGACAAAGCAACTGCTCATCTCCGCCCTGACGAAGCACCTGCGCGGCGCGAAGCAGTCGCAGGCCGATGAAGGCGAGGTGCCGGAGCAGGCCTACGTCGAGCGACACCACCGGGCGGTGAAGGAGATGGGCCATTTCCTCCACATCGAGGGCTCGATGAAAGCGCCGAGCGGCAAGAAGGACGACACTGTCATTACGCGGGGCGGGATCTGTTTTTTAAACCAAAAAATGCCTCCGCCAAAAGTAAAAGCCCCCCCGAAGCGGGGATCGCAGATCAGCGGAGCGACCCGCATCTGAAAAATGTACCCGCGTCTCGAAACACCGGCCCACCTGTCGCATATTCCTACCCAAATTGTACTCCTACGGCTCACGTCGCTGTGAGCCGACGGAGCAGCGCCAGGCCCTCATCACCCAACGGCGGGGCAGGGATTGAATCGCACCCTTGTGGTATTGAAATCGCCGAACGGCCACCGTGCCTTCAGGCTTGGCACCCGATTGAATCGCACCCTTGTGGTATTGAAATTTGTGGTATTGAGGTTTTGGGATTGAGCGCTTGTGATTGAAGGGGGAGGGCGCAGTCGCTTTCTCACATTCGACGCTCCCTAGGGAGCCCGGCATCTGGCATATATGCCCCCCGGCCAGGTGTCGGGCTTTTCCCTTTTGGACCCTTTGGGCGCCTTTTGACGCAATGGCAACCGCAGGCACCTACAACAAACCGGTCTCGACCCGCGCCCGGCGCCGCCCCGACCGCGCGGCGCGCGACCTGGACGGTGCCTATCTGGTAAACGGGCGCCTGGCGACGCTTGACGACAGCCGGGATGTGTTGGAGCGCTCGGCCCGCGCCTGGGAGGCCCTCGACGACTTCCGCGCGCGACGACGCAGAAATAGAGACTACCTGTTCGGCGACCAGTGGTCCGAACCGGTCACAAAGCCAGACGGCACCCAGATTACAGAGCGCGAGGCGATTGAGGCGCAAGGACGAGAGCCGTGGGAGATGAACCGGGTGCGCCCGATCATCCGAAACCTGGAGGGCCAGCTTCGCCAAAACGAGAGTGACCGGCAGGTCTTTGCCGTCAACCGCGAGGACAACGAAGCGGCCCGGGTGATGACGCAGGCGCTCCGCGAGGCGCGCAAGATCAACGAGATGCCGAGGGTGGAAGCCCACCAGTTCTTGGAGCACCTGTTGGCCGGGCGAGCTGCGTTCCGCGTTGGGTACAAGTACATGTCGAAGTACGGGCGCCCAGAGGTGGTGATCGACCCCGTGAACAGCCTGCGCCTGTTTTACAACCCCGACCTCAACGACCCGCGCGGGCGCGACCTGTCCCTCATCGGGCAGCTCCATGACATGGAGCTGGAGGAGGTGGTGAATGCCTTTGCGCCCCGTTCCGAGGAGCTGGCCGAGGCGATCCGCGACTATTACGGCAGCGGCCCCCGGCGCCGGCACCGGGGAAACGAAAACTACGGCTTCCCCGCTCACGATGGCCTCAACTTCCGGACCCCTACGAACACCGATCTCTGCCGCGTGATTGAGGCGTGGCGGCGGGAGAGTCACACGCGTCGCCTCGTGCACGACCACGCCAAGGGGCAGGTCTACGACGCGGGCGATCCCGCCGCCGACGGGCTCTCCGAGGAGCGCATCCAGCAGGAAAACGCCGTGCGCCGCCAACGGGGCATTGGCGAGCTGGAGCTGTTCCGCCGGCGCGAGCGGGTGTGGGTGGGCTACTACCTCACGCCGACCGGGGAGATTCTGTGGGCCGGCAAGACCCCGTTCAAGCACGGCGAGCACCCGTTCGTCATGGGCTTCGGCGACTTTCTCGACGGGGAGGCGCGCGGGCTCATGGACGACCTGATCGACCAGCAGCGCCTCTACAATCGCATGGTGCAGATCATGGACCTCGGTATGAGCACAAGCGCCCGCGGCGTGCTCATGATCCCAGAGGAGATGATCCCGGAGGGCATGTCCATCGAGGAATTTGCAGACGAGTACCAGAAAGTCAACGGCACGATCGTCTACCAAGCCACCACGGACGAGGGCGAGCCGATGCCTGCCCAGCACGCCCCACAGCACGTGTTCAGTCAGTCCATTCCTGCCGGGGCGTTTGAGTGGCTTGAAATGATGAACCAAGAGATGCGGGACGCCAGCGGCGTGAAGGGGCCAGTCATGGGCGATGCGGCCAAAAGTGACACGCCCGCGTCCCTCTACAACCAGCAAATCGTCCAGTCGCAACTCACAAACCTGGACCAGTTCGAGAGCTACTTCGAGACGCTGCACAACGTGGACCTGAAAGCGGTGAAGGTGGCAGCGCAGTTCCACCAGGACGGGCGCCGCGTGCGCGGGGAGGGGGACGAGGGCGTGATGGAGTTTAACAAGGAGCAAATTCAGTCCTTGGAGTTCGACGTGTCCGTCGCGCAGGTGAGCGACACGGCCACCTACCGGCAGCTTTGGGAGGACGACCTCAAGGAGATGCTGGGGGCGGGCCTGCTCACATTCCGCCAGTACCTGAAGGTTTCCAGCCATCCGCGCGCCGACGAATTGTTGGAGCTCATCCAGCGCATGAACCCGCTGGTGGAAGAGGGCGGGGAGGGGAGCCCCGCCGAACAAGCCAAGCGGCAGGGTGCGAGCCCAGAGATTCAGCGCGCCCTCAAGGCGGCGGAGGCCGGCAGCAAGGCCGCCGGACAGAACATGAGCCCAGAGGCGCGCCGCCAGCTTCGCGCTCGATTGATTCAGCAAGCCGAAGAAAACAACGACCGTCGCGCGCAGGCGCTTCTTGCGCAGGCGGCCTAGCCTTTTTTCACCGACCCATTGACCCCTTATGTCCGACGCAGACAGCACCGACACGGACGGCCCCTCCACCACGCAGACCGACGAGGTGGTCGGCCAATTTGAGGACGGCACCACCGCCGCGGAGGCTACGCTGTTCCCGCCGCCCAAAAGCACGGAGAACGACCAACAACGCCGCACCGCCAACGGCCAGCCGGTGGACGAAAACGACGAGCCAGTGAGCGACGCCGAACCCGACGGGGACACGGGCGAAGACACCCCCACCGATGAGCCGACCGCCGATTCCGGCGACGCGGAGGCGGACACGAACGCCGGCGACACGGACGGCGACGACGCGGAGCCGATGGACCCGAGTTGGTTTGCTCAAGAGGACGCTCAAGCGGCTGACGGTGACGGCCCCAGGCGCGACGTTTCGCGCGCGGGACCTGCACGTGCTGGCAAAAGGGCTCAAGTTTGACGAGGCCGTGGAGCAGGCCCGGAAAGAGGGGCGCGAGGAAGCGCTCCAGCAGGTGCGCGACGACGGCACGGTGAAGGCCCAGGACGGGCTTCCCGACCTGCACAGTTCCGGCGGCGGCGCAAGCGAAAACGACGAGGGATCAGGCGTGGAAAACGCCGGCCTGTTTGGCCCGACGCAGGCCGACATGGGCGGCATCCACGACCGCGTGTAGCGGCAGGCGAACCCCCATTTGGGTGCAGAGCGCACCCCTGAAAACGTGCGATCCGGCAGGCAGCGCAAGGCCCACAAGGCCCTCGAAAGAGGCCCGGTGCGGCCACTCATCGCACGTTTCACAACTGATTTTTCGACTCATGAAGACGCGACACTTTCGATGGGCGTGCGGACTTGTGGCCGCAGCGTTGGCCCTGCTCGCCCCGTTTACACTCGATTTCTCTCTGACCTCGATTGCCCCGGGGACGCTCCTGATGTTTGGGTTCGGCCTCACGCTAAAACGGGGGGCGGCCCTCGATAGCGCAACCCCGGACGACATCATCTTGGAGGATGTTTCCGACCGCCTCACGTGGCGTCGCCCGTTCGACTCGCCCCTCTACGTGCTACTTCGCAACTTGCGCAAGGGCGAGATGGCGAAAGGCACCGAGATCAAGTGGCACGAAGTGGGGACGACGCCCAGAACTACTACGAAGAACGGCAGCAGCACGAGCGGGTCGGCGAACGCGTCGAAACAAATCGACGTCAACGACGACCATTTTCAGCGCGACGACGTGCTGTGGCTCCCAGAAAACAGCACCGACTCGACCGCTAAACTGATCGTAGAAAAGGCGTCTGCCGGTAAAATCACGGTCTACCGGATTGACGGCGGGGGCACGAACACCTGGGGCACCGTGCCGCCGATGAGCGATGGCGAGAAAATTGTGCGCCTCGGCAAATCGAAGGTGGAGTTCTTCGAGCGGTCGCCGTTCCGCACGACCTACCCGAAGGAGTACAGCAACTACGTCCAAAGGGAAGACGAAGTCGTTGGCATCTCTCGCACGAAGCAGGCGACGGGCGATTACGCAGGGGATTCGTGGGACGTACAGCGCGACAACCAGGTCTGGGATTTTCAGACCTCGCGCGAGTCGATGCTCTTTTTCGGCGAGAAAGCGATTCGCGACACGACCGGCGGAACGGGCAACTTCGAGGACGGCAAGCGCGGGTTCATGGGCGGGATCAACTACTTCGGCCCAGGCAACACGCTGTCGTACTCGGCCAGCTCGTTCGATACGGGCAAGCTCCTGGACATGGTGCGCCGCACCTTCACGGGCGACAACGGGAGCCAGACGCGGTATCTGTTCGCCGATTCGCTGATGCTCCAGGACATCATGCAGCTCGACAATGAGCTGAAGCAGCGGGATTACGAGTCGCAGCAGCTGCGTCGCATCCTGCCGGAGATCGACATGTACTTCGGCAACGTGCGAGTCGTCTACGAGCCCCTGTTCGACGAGTACGGCCTGAGCCGCTACGGCTTCCTGCTCGACCTCACAAACATCGCCATCCGCGAGCTGAACGAAATGAAAACCAAGCGGCTCGAAATGGAGGAATACGACGGCATGGGCGTGCAGGTGAAGGAGGAAATGAGCGTCGAGTGGCGCTACCTCGACACCCACGCGAAGATCACTGGCTCGCCCTAGGTCCTCGCCCTCATAGCACACTCACATACGCGGTGGCCCGGCGCCACCGCACGGCTTCGCCTAGCGCCCCATTCCTGCTCGGGTTGGCCGGCGCGGGGGCGAGGCCGTGCAGTGGCGCCCTGCGCCGCAAAACGCGGTTTTCTGCCAACCCGACCCTTGATCCCCATGAGCACAGACGAAACAATCACCGTCGACGGCGAAGAGCGGCCCGTTTCCGATCTCACGTTCATCTCGCTGGCCGGCCCCGGGCTGGTGGTTCAGCACACGGCGCCCCGGAAGGGGAGAAGATTACCACGAAGCAGGACGCCCTCGAAGCCCTCGCCGCCGAGGGGGTCCCGTTTGGCGACGACGCCCCGCGCCCCCACGACGCGAAAGACGAGATCATCGCGTTTGCCCACCAAAACGGCTACCGGTTCCCCAACTACGAGTAGACAGGGAGCCCTCCGACACGACTTGCGCGCGCCTGCCGGTTCGCGCAGCCCCGCCCGCTCGACTGCGGGTGGGCGGGGCTTTTGTTTTGCCCTTCGCCACGCCTTCGGCCGCCCCATGCTCCAGTCCGCTAGCGACGTACTGACCCGCGCCAAGACCCGCATCGGCACGC